TACAATAAAAAATAAATTATATTTATAATTCAATAAGTTATAAAAAATAATTTTATTTACTTATTATTCAATTAACACTAGTTGGCTTTTGCCAAACCAACTAATAGGAGTTAGCATGGCAAAGAAACCTAAATCAGCTGAAGATATAATCTATCAGATTAAAGATCTGTTAGATGATCTTGAGCTGCGTATAAATCCAGAAGATTCTTATGATGATGAATCAGAAGATGAGGATCTTGATATAGACGAAGAAGAAGACGAAGAAGAATAGTCTATATAATAGGGGTGGTGAATAGCCACCCTTATTTTCAACACAATCTATAATTGACTTTTTATCCACAAACACTATACCTTGTGTATGAAGAGAAAGAAGACAGCTACATCTGCTACCTCAGTTCGTTTATCTGCTCACGAGAAATTATGTGCAGAAAGAATGAGTACGCTTATCAAAACAATAGATGAGCTAAGAGTTGATGTTAAGCAATTGCACTCAGATATGAATAAAGGAAAAGGCGTTATAGCTTTTCTTGTAATCATAGGTGCTTTGATAGGTTCTGTTCTTGCTATTCTAAAGTTCGTTAAATAAACAACACAGGGTTTTAAATTGTTAAAGGCAGACAAAGGATTAGTATCTGAAGCATTAGCTCAAGCATACTTTGCTAAAGATCCAAATTTAATTGTATTCACAGCACTGGGTGGCGTTGGTCCAATAGATATTATTACATTTAACACTAAGACAAAAGAGTATAACAACTATGACGTTAAGACTGTGTCATACAGAAAGTCAGCTACTAAATACGCACACAAAAAGAATGATCGTATAAATAGATCACCATCTAAAATACAAAAGGGTTTAAATGTTAGGATTGTATATGTTTATGAAGATGGTAAAGTAGTAATCAAATGAATTACGAAGACGTTAAAAGCAGAATAAAGAAACACGAAGGTTTCATAGCTAAGGTTTACCTTGACTCATTAGGTAAAGCTACCATTGGCTATGGTCATCTACTTACAGAAGAAGATGACTTTGTTGAAGGTGTTATCTACGACAAAGATATACTTGAAGCATTGTTTGATAAAGACTTTGATAAAGCTAAACAAGGTATGGAAGAATTAGTTGGCACATTAGATATAGCTATGGCTGCTAAAGGTATTATTATTGAGATGGTATTTCAATTAGGAAAGACTGGTGTTTCTAAATTTAAGAATATGTTTGCAGCTTTAAATGAATTTGATTATACACGAGCTGCTGAAGAAATGTTAAACTCAGCATGGTATAGACAAACACCAAGTAGATGCGAAGAGTTGTCAAACTTAATGAGGAAGTGTCAGGCATAAATGTTACAAATGTTAGGAGCAGTTGCACCTCTTGCTAAGATCTTATTTTCTACAATAGAAAAGTCAGTACCTGATAAAGACTTACAAGCTAAATTAAAATCAGATTTACAAACACAATTACTACAATCTAATACACAAGAACTACAAGCAGCAGCTAAGATCATTGAAGCTGAAGCTAAAGCTGGTTGGTTTGCATCTAGCTGGCGACCACTTCTTATGTATGTTCTTATCTTTATTCTTGTATGGAATTATATATTTGGTCCAATAGTTAAGTTCTTTTTTGGTGCAGCTATTACAATAGATCTACCAGGAGATGTCTGGACATTATTACAAATAGGATTAGGTGGCTATGTCGTTGGCAGATCAGCAGAGTCTGTTGCACGAACTATGGCTAATAAACCAAAAGAATAGTCATGAGTGATCTAAAGTTAAGTGATCAAACACAAGTATCATTACCAATTAAAAATATAGTAGCCATCGTATCTGCTATCGTTGTTGCAGTCTGGACTTACTTTGGAATAGTTGAAAGACTTAATAGATTAGAAACTAATGAGAAGTTAATGTCGCAAGATCTTTTAAAGAAGGCTGAGCAAACTCCTAAGAACCAAGAGATGTATATGTTAATAGAGTATCAAGCCAAATCAATAGACAAGCATTCAAAACAATTAGAAGAAAACGTACACACTAAAGTTATCATTAGCCAATTAGAAAAGAAGATAGATAAATTAGAAAAAGAATTAGATTCATTAAGAGGTAAGTAATGGGTGAGATTGTATTTGCTTTACTTATGTTTCTTAATGGTAAGTTAGAAAACTATTCACCTAAAATTAATCTTGCTGATTGCTTAGAACAGAAACGTAAAGTAGAACGTGATGGTGGCACAGATACTGTAAGAATGGAATGCAAAGAAGTTGAAGCAATTGTTGAAACTGATAAGCATGGTGTTAAAAGAATAAGAGAAATTAAAGGAATTAAATAATGTCAGATCAAATTACTACAATGTTTGCACAAGCGTATTCTAAGAAGAAACCTACTTTGCTTGCACAGCAAGGATCTAATGTTAAAGTAAAAATTAAAAATGGCAAAAAGAAACTTAGAAAATAAACACATTCGTAAACCACCTAAGAAAAGAAAAGGTAGGCACACAAAGAAAATAAACAAGCATAAGACATATAAAGAATATGCTGGTCAGGGGAGAGTATAGTTTATGTTAAATGTCAAATGTATTTTTTGGTTAAGAAAAGGATTTTGTGCTTTACTAAAACAGTGTAAATGCTTTAAGATAAATGAGGATGATTACAATCCATTCAGAGAGAAATTATAATGGTTAAAAAAATGTATCAGAATCCTAGCGGTGGATTAAATGAGGCTGGTAGAAAATTCTTTAAACGTACAGAAGGTTCTAATTTAAAATCGCCAGTGAAATCTGGAACGAACCCAAGACGAGTTTCTTTTGCTGCGAGGTTTGGAGGAATGAAGGGATCATTACTTTCTAAATCTGGTAAGCCAACAAGATTAAAGCTAGCCTTAAAGGCTTGGGGATTCTCAAGTAAAGAAGCTGCGAGAAACTTTGCAGCCAGACATAAGAAGAGTTAATCAGTAAAAAAAGTCTTTCAAATTTAAACGTATATGAGTTTCTTAAGGTGAGTGCTGGGGTAAGTACCCCCCAAATTTTGAGGGGTACAAAGTTTTAATTATTTTATTAAGTTATCTATTCTTTCTTTTATAGCTTTGACTACTTCGTTTTTCTTATAGTAGATAAACTGTGTAGTAAAATTATTCTCATAATCAGTATCGTGTTTACCTGATACTTGAATAACTTTATTTGTTAAGACATCTATTGATACAAGATAATTTTTATAATTAAACTCGTATCTTTCTTTTAACTTAAAATCTAATCTCATTAATTTCTGATATAGATTTTCTACGTTCACTCTAAGTGCAAGCATACTTTCTCCTTTGTTGTTTTTTTATTATTTAGGTAGTCTACCATATCGGTTATATTATGTCAAACGATATTTTCTTAGCAAAATATTTATTAATTTATTTTATTGAAGACTAGACGATAAAAGTTTTAGGGTGTATAATATTAAGTGCGACAATTTTGTACAAACTCTTTTTTTAAAAAATAAAAAATGTCTAAACGAAAGTTAATATTAAAGTCTTGCGGTAACTGTCATATCTGTGGCAAAGAGCATATGTCAAACGAAGGAGGATGGGTTATCAATGCAGAGAAATTAAACTTTTGCCACTCATTAGAACATAGTTGTTATGAGATATATTTTAATAATGTACGTGCCAAAGAGAAACAATCACTTGTGAGTAACAATAATAATGATAAGCGTATGGAAATGTATATAGAATATTTAAAGACACAAAAGTGTAAACATAAATACGCAGGAGAATAATATGGATAAATCAAAGTATCATAAAACAAAAGAAGGTAAGATGGCTAAGAAAGGTTTGTATTATAATATTAACAAACGTAAAGAAGCTGGTACATCCAGATCTAAATCTGAATCTACTATATCTAAAAAATCTTATAAGAGTTTGTTATCAGGATTTAAGAAGTAATTACTGCGTAAGCTAATCACTTAACATTTTTCATAACATAATCATATCTGTTCCAGATAATATGATTTGGTTTCCAGAAATGCTCCCTATTAATTTTCATCTTAACGTGGTGCATTATAGTAGTATGATCTTTGTTGCCAAGAATAGCTCCAATCTTTGTAAATGGCATAGCGTATTTATCTCTTAAAACATTTATAAGAATTGATCTTGCAACAACAGCCGACTGAACTCTAGTCTTTGTTAAGATTTCATTAACATCTATTCCAAGTTGATTGGCAATAATAGATAGCATGCTTTTAACATTCTCAGGTACAACCACATCATTAATAGTTACATACTTAATTACTTCTTTAACGACAGTATGTTTATATTTAAAACTGTTTTTAAAATACTCTCTTGCTAATTTATAACCAGTTCTAAAACCTGTGCGATAAATCTTTCTTTCTCTTTCATCTAAGTTTGCAAAACTATTAAATGTATATCTTAATTTAATTTCCTTTTTGAATTCTCTTGGCGTCATGACTCTCCCTCTGTTGCGTTTGCAACTGTTCGTTGTTTTTTAATTAGATAATGTTTA